TGTTTACCGATAAAGTTGTACCAATATCAGTCAACTACCCGTTCTTTTTTAAACCAATTCAAGATGGTATGGATCGGCCAAAAACTGAACTGGCGTATCGTGTTCCAGCATCTAAACTTACTAGAAAGAAGCTTGAATCGAATGAACAACTTAAAGAACTAGATGGACTTGATACAACTATTGATTGGAAAAACACTGGCGACAATTCTTATGATGGTGAAAAGCTAAAACTACTAGCTCATGACGAAAGCGGTAAATGGGAAAGACCTGACAACATATTAAACAACTGGAGAGTAACAAAGACTACATTAAGACTAGGATCAAGAATCGTAGGTAAATGTATGATGGGTTCAACTTCTAATTCATTAGATAAAGGTGGAAACAATTTTAAAAAATTATACTACAATTCAGACGCTACAAAAAGAAATAGAAACGGACAAACATCTTCTGGACTCTATAGCTTGTTCGTTCCTATGGAGTGGAACTATGAGGGATTCATCGACACTTATGGACTACCTGTCTTCATTAGAGGTAAAAATCCAGTCAAAGGAGTTGATGGTTATGACATTACAACAGGAGTTATTGAGCATTGGGAAAACGAAGTTGAAGGTTTAAAATCTGATCAAGATAGTTTAAACGAGTACTATAGACAGTTTCCAAGAACTGAAGCTCATGCTTTTAGAGATCAAACTAAAGAAAGTTTATTTAATTTGATAAAAATATATGAGCAAATAGATTTTAATGACGAGTTTAATAACAAAGCCAACGTAACTAGAGGTAAATTTATCTGGGAAGGTGGGATTAAAGATACTAAGGTTCAGTTTATTCCTGATAAAAATGGTAGGTTTAATATTAGTTGGGTACCACCTACTAATTTACAAAATAAAATTATAATAAAAAATGGCATTAAATACCCTGCTAACGAACACATTGGAGCTTTTGGCTGTGATAGTTACGACATTAGCGGTACTGTTGATGGTAAAGGCTCTAATGGTGCACTACATGGATTAACTAAGTTTTCTATGGAAGACGCGCCGCCTAATCATTTTTTTTTAGAATACATAGCTAGACCTGAAACTTCAGAAATATTTTTTGAAGAAGTTTTAATGTCATTAGTTTTCTATGGTATGCCAATACTAGCGGAAAACAATAGACCTAGATTATTGTATTACTTACGTAGAAGAGGATATAGAGGCTTTAGCATGAATAGACCTGACAAGTTGTGGAATAGATTATCTGTTACAGAAAAAGAAATAGGTGGAATACCTAACTCAAGTGAAGATATTAAGCAGGCTCACGGAGCCGCTATAGAGGCTTATATAGAAAATTATGTAGGTATATTAAAAGATTCTTTTGGAGACATGTATCATCAAAAGACATTACAAGACTGGTCTAAGTTTAATATAAACAATAGAACAAAGTTTGATGCAACGATTAGCTCTGGTTTAGCAATAATGGCTTGTAACAAAAACAATTATAGACCTAATGCAATTAAGAATAAACAACCTGTTAATTTAAGTTTTAAAAAATATGATAACGATGGGTTTGTTTCAAAAATACAAAATAAATGATAGAAACTAGTTATGGAAGTTCATTTCCGGATCAGGTAGTACCTGATGCAGTTAAAGCATCTTATGACTATGGATTAAAAGTAGGTCAAGCAGTAGAAGGCGAATGGTTTAGTGGTACTAGAACAGGAGCTGGAGGATATAGATTTGCTACTAACTACAACAACTTCCATCAATTAAGATTATACGCTAGAGGAGAGCAATCTGTTCAGAAGTACAAAGACGAACTATCTATAAATGGTGATTTATCTTATTTAAATCTTGACTGGACACCCGTCCCTATTATTTCTAAATTTGTAGACATCGTAGTCAATGGTATGTCTCAAAAAAATTACGATATTAAAGCTTATGCTCAAGATCCTTCTTCTACTGGAAAGAGATCTGCGTATGTTCAAGGATTAATGAAAGATATTTACGCTAGAGAGTATATAGCTAAAGCAAAAGCTCAACTAGGCTTAGATGTTTCAACTGGCGGTGGTAAATCAAATATGCCAACAAATCCAGACGAGGTTTCTGTCTATATGCAGCTTAATTACAAGCAAGGTATTGAAATAGCTCAAGAAGAAGCTATTAATTATGTTTTAGATTACAATAAATATGATTTAATTAGAAGAAGATTAAATCAAGATTTAACTATACTAGGCATTGCTTGTTCTAAAACTGAGTTTAATTTACAAGAAGGAGTCGGGGTTAGTTATGTTGATCCTGCTAATTTAGTTTATTCATACACAGAAGATCCAAACTTTGAAGACATATGGTATGTTGGCGAGGTAAAAGGGCTTAGTATGGCTGAACTTAAAAAGCAGTTTCCAATGCTAACACCTGAAGAATTAAAAGAAATAAGCAAATATCCAGGTAGCTCTAATTATAGAAATGGCGCAGAAGGTAGATATTTTGACGACAAAATACAAGTTTTATATTTTGAATATAAAACATTTACTAATCAAGTATTTAAAATAAAAGAAACTCCAAACGGCTTGGAAAAAGCATTAGAAAAAACAGATGCATTTAATCCACCTGAAGAAGTTAATTTTACTAAAGCTTTTAGATCTATAGAAGTATTATATACCGGTGTTAAGATATTAGGTAATCCTAAAATGCTAAGATGGGAAATGGCTAAAAACATGACCAGGCCAAATGCTGATACTACTAAGGTTAATATGAATTATAATATATGCGCTCCTAGAATGTATAAAGGTCGTATAGATTCATTAGTTAATCGTATAACAGGTTTTGCTGACATGATTCAATTAACACATCTTAAACTACAACAAGTATTGTCTAGAGTAGTTCCTGATGGTGTTTACATGGATGTTGATGGTTTAGCTGAGGTAGATTTAGGTAATGGAACTTCGTACAACCCGCAAGAAGCTTTAAATATGTATTTTCAAACTGGTTCTATTGTTGGTAGATCATTCACTCAAGATGGTGACATGAACCCAGGTAAAGTTCCTATTCAAGAATTACAAAGCGGATCAGGTGGAGCTAAGATACAGAGTCTTATACAAACTTATCAATATTATTTACAACTCATTAGAGACGTAACGGGTTTAAATGAAGCAAGAGATGCTAGTAATCCTGATAAAAACTCTTTAGTAGGTTTACAAAAAATAGCTGCCGCTAATTCAAACACAGCAACTAGACATATACTACAAGCTAGTTTATATTTAACACTTAAAAACTGTGAAAACATATCACTTAGAATAGGTGACGCTTTAATGTTTCCACTGACTAGATCAGCTTTACAAACTAGTATAACTAAGTTTAATGTGTCTACATTGACAGAGCTAATGGATAAAAACATCTATGACTTTGGCGTATTTTTAGACCTTGAGCCAGACGATGAAGAAAAAGCTAAGTTAGAAGAAAATATACAAATAGCTTTAAAAACTGGTGGTATTGACTTAGAAGATGCTATAGACATTAGAGAAGTTAAAAATTTAACATTAGCTAATCAGTTGCTAAAACAACGTAGACAACAGAAGCAGGCTAATGAGCAAGCTATGAAGTTGCAGCAAATACAGCAGCAGGCTCAATCACAAGCTGAGGCGGCTGAAAAACAAGCATTAGCTGAAACTCAAAAGCAACAAATACTTGTAGAGCAAAAAGTACAGTTTGAACAAGCTAAAGTGCAATTTGATGTTGAAAAGTACAAGCAAGAAGCTCAAGTTAAGATAATGATCATGAACCAACAACATAAGTTTGACTTAGAGTTAAAACAAATGGAGGTTGATGGTTTGAAAACAAAAGAAAAAGAAATAGAAGACCGTAAAGATGAAAGAGTGCGTATTGAAGGCAGTCAGCAATCTCAACTAATAGACCAAAGACAAAACGATTTATTACCAACAAGCTTTGAAACTGACGCAACTGAAAAAGATCAGCCAACGTCTAGTGAAGAGCCTATGCCAATGCTCAATCCTTTTGGAATGGGTTAATTATTAATTATTATATTATATTATGTCAGAAAAAGAAGAAGTAAAAGAGGCTCCTGATGGAACCTTAGAACAAGGTGATTTTAAAATGAAAAAGAAACCTAAAAAATTAGTTAAAACAGAACTTACTACAAAAGTAGACTTAACTAAAAAAGAAGAAGAAACAAAACAACCTGAAGAAACTAAAGAAATTGTACAAGAAATTGTAGAAGAAAAGGTTGAAGAAAAAGTAGAAGCTAAGGAAGAGCCGGCCAAAGAAGAGGAGTTTACTGTTATAAACGAAGTAACAGACGAAGAAGCTCGTGTAGAAAAGCCAGTTGTAAAAACACCTGAACCAGTAGTTGAACAAGTAGAGTTACCTGAAAATGTAGAAAAACTTGTTGATTTTATGAAAGAAACTGGCGGAACAATAGAGGACTATGCTAGATTAAGCAGAGACTATACTAATGTTGATGAAGATGTTTTACTTAGAGAATACTACAAACAGACTAAGCCTCACTTAGACAGAGAAGAAGTAGATTTTATATTAGAAGATAAATTTTACTTCGACCCTGAAGAAGCTGAGGAACGTGAGCAAAAGAAAAAGAAACTTGCTTATAAGGAAGAAATTGCAAAAGCCAAGAACTTTTTAGAGGAAACGAAAAAGAAGTATTACGACGAGATCAAGTTGAGACCGGGCGTTACTCAAGAACAACAAAAAGCAACTGATTTTTTCAATAGATATAACAAAGAACAAGAGGTAGCAAAGCAAAGTCATGAAAGCTTTAAAACTACAACTAAAGATTATTTTACTAATGATTTCAAAGGTTTTGATTTCGAGGTTGGTGAAAAGAAATTTAGATATGGTGTTAAAGACGCTAATGAAGTTGCCGAGGCGCAATCTGATCTAACAACATTTATTAAGAAGTTCTTAAACGAAGATGGTACAGTTAATGATCCAGGTGCATACCACAAAGCTATATATGGAGCTAGAAACATCGACACTATTGCCTCTCATTTTTATGAGCAGGGTAAAAGCGACGCTGTAAAAGATATTACTGCTAAATCAAAAAACATAAGCAAAGATGCCAGAACGGAAGTTCCGGGCGATGTTTATTTAAATGGTTTTAAAGTAAGAGCTATTTCTGGTGATACAAGTTCTAAGTTAAAAATAAATAAAATAAAAAAATAACTTAAACTAAAATATAAAAATGGGATTTTTAGACAATTCTGCAGGTGGCGGAGCATTTCCACCGCAAATTACTCCTATGCCGAAACAACAAGCTGTGGTTGATAACTATATCAATTTTCACGATGCTAATTTTTCGACTTGGACACAACAATTTCTACCTGAGCTTTACGAAGCAGAAGTAGAAAGATACGGAAACAGAACTTTATCTGCTTTCTTGAGAATGGTAGGCGCTGAAATGCCTATGACATCTGATCAAGTAATTTGGTCTGAGCAAAATAGACTACATGTTGCTTATGAAGGTGTGACTAGAACTAATGATGTTTTAACTATAACAGGTAACCAAGCTGTAAGACTAAACCAAACTGTTATTGTAGCTGATGGCTTTACTACTATCAAAGCTTTAGTTATTGACGTAACTGGTTTAACTATCACTGCTGTACCTTACGAAGCTGCTAGTTTAACTGCTGCTGGATTAGGAACTACTGGTTTAAAAATGTTTGTTTATGGTTCAGAGTTTGCAAAAGGAACTAACCAAATGGTTGGATCTATTGAGCCTACTCCAGAAACTTTTTCAAACAACCCAGTTATCATTAAAGATAAATTTGAAGTATCAGGTTCTGATGCTGCTCAAATTGGCTGGATTGAAGTTGCTACTGAAGATGGAACATCAGGTTACATGTGGTATCTAAAAGCTGAGTCTGAAACAAGACTACGTTTTGAAGATTACTTAGAAATGACTTGTGTTGAAGGTGAAAAAGCTGCTGCAGCATCTGGTGTTGCTACTGCTAATTACGCTAGTTCATTTGCTGATACTCAATTTACAAGAAATGATGCTAATACAGCTGGTGTTGCTCCAATAGGTACTCAAGGTTTATTTGATGCTATTGAAACAAGAGGTAATGTATGGCAAAATTTTGCTGGTGCTGCTGCTCCTGGAGCTGGTGCATTAGGTGATTTTGATGCTATTCTTAAGCAACTTGACAAGCAAGGAGCTATTGAAGAAAACATGTTATTTTTAAACAGAGCTACTGCTTTGGATTTTGATGATATGATTGCTGCTATGGCTGGCGGAGGTTATGCTGGTACACAAGCTGCTTCTTACGGTTTATTTGATAATGAGTCAGAAATGGCGCTTAACTTTGGTTTTTCAGGATTTAGAAGAGGTTCTTATGACTTCTACAAAACTGACTGGAAATACTTAAACGATGCTACTACTAGAGGTTTAACATCTGACATCGATGGTGTTATGGTTCCTGCTGGTACTACTACTGTTTATGATCAAATGTTAGGATCAAACATTAGACGTCCTTTCTTACATGTAAGATATAGAGCTTCTCAAACTGACGACAGA